TATTCAGACATGTCTTTTATAGATGTGTATGAAAGAATAGAAGCCTTTGCTAAAGACGAGATAAAAGAAGTACTATTTGCGGTTGATATTCGTGACCCAGAAGATATAGAGATGATGAAAGACTTAACAGGAGCATTCACTGTATTCATAGAAAATGAAAATGTGCCAGAGATAACTTCAAATCCTGCGGACGCAAATGTAGCAAATTATGAGTACGACTTTGTGATAAAAAACAACGGAACAATGGATGACTATAAAAGAGAGGTTTATAATTTCTTAATGGTTTTATTACCAAAAATTGATATGGAAGGTGAGGAAGAATAATGGCAGCACTATGGGCTTTATTTGGAGCAGTATTAATGATATTTCTACTTTGTGGGATGCATATACTATTAGACGTTTTGGAAGATAAGATAGATAAATAAAAAGTAAAGGGGTTGATTGTATGAAAAAAATTAGAAAACGTGATGGACGAATAAAACCGTTTGATATGAATAGAATTCAAGACGTTGTATTTGCAGCTTATATGGATACGTATAACGATATACCAGATAGACAGTCAGCTAAGAAATTAGCACTGGCTGTTTTAGCTATTTGCTATAGAATAGATGATTTAAATGATGATATTGTGGATGTTGAGACTATACAAGATATAGTTGTTGGCGAGTTATTTAAGATAGATGAACTCGTAGCAGAGCATTACCAAGATTATAGAGAACAAAGAAGTATTTATAGAAATTCTAAATCAGAGTTATTCAAAAGCGTATGCGGTTTATTAGATTATACGAATGAAGAACTTATTACTGAGAATGCCAATAAACAATCACAACTAGTATCGACACAAAGGGATTTAATGGCGGGGGAAGTTAGTAAATATATTGCCAGAACAAAAATGATACCTCGACATTTAATAAAGGCACACGATAATGGCGAAATAAAAATACACGACTTAGATTATTATCTTAACTCAGCATATAACTGTGAACTAGTTAATCTGAAAGATATGCTACAAAACGGAACAGTTATAAATAAAAAGCAAATCGAAAAACCTAAATCATTAAGAACCGCAATGACTATAGTAACACAAATAGCAGCCCAAGTAGCATCTTGTACTTATGGTGGACAGACGGTTTCATTATCTCACATAGCTCCATTCGTAAGAATAAGTAAAGAAAAAATAACTAAGAAATATCGCGATATGAACTTACCTATAGATGGAGATAAACTAAACGAATTGATATCTAAAGAACTACAAGACGAAATAAAAGATTCAGTGCAAACATTCAATTACCAAGTATCAACTCTTATGACTACTAACGGACAGTCTCCTTTTATATCTGTTTGTATGTATATATCAGAGGATCCAGAGTATGAAGAAGAAACAGTTATGCTTATAGAAGAATTTTTAAAACAAAGAATAGCGGGAATGAAAAATGAATATGGAGTTGTAGCAACTCAAACATTCCCTAAACTTTTATATTTCTTAGATGAGAACAACACATATCCTGGAAGCGAATACTACTGGCTTACAGAACTTGCTGCTAAATCAACAGCATTAAGAATGAATCCAGATGTTATATCTGTTAAGAAAATGAAAGAAATTCACGGCTATGCATTTCCACCCATGGGATGTAGGGCATTTTTGAGCATTTTTAAAGACGAAAACGATGAGCCATTGTTTTATGGACGTGGGAATTTAGGAGTATGTTCTATTAATTTACCATATGCCGCTTTAGAAGCTGATGGCGATTTAGATAGATTCTGGGATATTTTGGATGAGAAATTAGAGTTAGCTCGACAAGTATGCGAATTACGTTATGAAAAATTAAGAGGTGTTAAAGCGAGTATAGCTCCAATATTATGGCAGCATGGAGCAATTGCTCGACTTAATCCTGACGATGATATTCTTAAAGCAATAGACGAAAGAGGGTTTACTGTAACAATAGGATATTCTGGGCTATATGAAACAGTTAAATACATTACTGGTGAATCACACACATCAGGTAGCGCATTCTTATTAGCTAAAGAAATAATGAGATATTTAAGAGATTCGCTAACTAAATTCAAAGAAAAACAACCACATTTAAGATTCGCTTTATACGGCACACCTCAAGAATCTACTACTGGGTGGTTTAACGATAAATTAAAAGCTAAATTTGGAGAGATAGAAGATATAACTGATAAAGGTTGGATAACAAACTCTTATCATGTTGATATTCGTGAAGAAATAGACGCATTTACAAAATTAAATATAGAATCAGAATTACAAAACTTCTCTACCGGAGGGGCAGTTAGTTATATAGAAACAACACCTATGTATAAAAATCCACAGGCAGTACTAAAATTATTCGAACATATGTATGAGACAATAATATATTCAGAAATAAACTTCGAAAGCGATGTATGTGGAGTTTGTAAATATTCAGGCATAATGGATTGCGATGAAGACTCGCTTAATTGGGTTTGTCCTGAATGTGGTAATGATGACCAAACTAAACTTAGCGTTGTTAGAAGAACATGTGGATATTTAGGTGAGACTGTATGGACTAAGGGTAGAAAGCTAGACATCATAAACAGAGTGAAACATATTTAGGAGGGATTGGATGAATTACGCCAAAATAATTCCATATGATACAGGAAACTGGGACGGGATTACAACTACTATATTCTTTAGTGGTTGTACTCTTAATTGTCTTGGTTGTTTCAATAAAGAGTTACACGACTTTAACTATGGACAAAAGTATACTTTAGATGTAGAGGAACAATTGATAAAATATGCCTCAAGTCCTCATGTCACAGGGGTATGCATAATGGGCGGCGAGGTGTTTCAACAAGACCTTGATATTTTGCAAAGATTAACGTTACGATTACGCATCGAAGTAGATAAGCCCATTCATATATGGAGCGGATACACCTTCGAAGAACTTATGAAAAAACCAGATAACATCATGGTTCTACTTAATGTAGATACCCTTGTTGATGGTAGATTTGTACTTGCGAAAAAAGATTTGACTCTCAAATATAGAGGGAGTTCGAATCAGAGAGTAATAGACGTTCAAGCGAGTCTAAAAGAAGGACGAGCAGTACAAATAATTAATTAGGGGGTTTTGTTATGGGGAATACAATAGTAAAAGAAAACAAGAAGTATAGACAAGGTTATGTAATTACAGAAACGATAGTTGACGGAGATATATTTAAAATTACAGAAGAGTATAAGGACGACAAAGGAGAAGTAGTTTATATTTACGAGTATTACCCAACAACAGGACAACTAATGAAAGCACAAAAAGAAAAAGATATTCCTAAGAATAACAAGAAAGGATTCAAGAAAAGAAGATGAGAAAGGATTGGGATGAATATTTCATGGACTTTGCTGTACTGGCGGCTGCTAGAAGTTATGAATTAACTAATGTATATAAATTAGAAGAATTGATGGAAAACGATGAAAATATATACGCGAAATAAACATGTTATATTATGAGAGAAGATTAACGTTGGGCTTTGCGTCGGATTGACGGCGTTGAAATAGGAGAGCGATTCGGGTCCAAAGTATTGCAGCACTTTGCGTCGGATTGACGGCGTTGAAATAGGAGAGCGATTCGGGTGTGTGGCGTGCATCTTCTCTTTTATTTTTGCTTATTAAAATATTAAATTAAAAAGGAGAGATTTATATGGGTAAAAAGAAAACTTTAAAACAAATAGAAAGAAAACACGCTAAAATTACATCCTATATTATGAAAGAAAATAATTATTAGGAGGTAATATTATGGAACAAAAATCTGAAAAGAAGACTTTCAAAGAAAGAGTTATTGAAAATAGAGGCAAGATATTAACTATCGCTGGTGGCGTAGTTGTGGTTATAGCAGGATGTGTAATAGTAAAAAGCTATAAAGACAATCAAGTTATCAAAAGAATAGTTGAGGAAGGCGCTTTGACACATGCAATAGACTCTGTAAATAGAAAGGTTAACTATAGAGAGACAAAAATACAAAACATAAAAAACGAATTTCCTCATAATTATGAAACAAATAAAGACTATATAAAATATATGAATGAATTAAAAGATTTATATAAAGATCAAGAAGCTTTTATAAGAATGAGAAACAATATAAAAGTGAAAGAAGTTTAAGCCCGCACAAGGGCTTTTACTTTTTATTCGCGAAAAATACATGGTCTTTAATGAAGAGAATAAACGTTGGCATGGGCCTGGAACTGACCAGGTTCCTATTCATAGAAATAGGGGAACGTTCAGTGCTAAAGTATGTTGGTGGGCCTGGAACTGACCAGGTTCCTATTCATAGAAATAGGGAAACGTGTAGCCGAGACATACACTTCTCTTTTTATATTTGTCGTATCTTCGCGAAAAATACAAGGCTTTTAATGAAAGAATAATAAATTTTAGAGGAGAGGATAATATGAGCGCACAATACGATGATTTATTAAAACGCCATATTGCCAACGTTAGAAAAGCTTATTTCTGGATTAAGAAAAGTTTACCAGAAGTTTTAATTGATATACCAGGGGTTGATTACTCATGGTATATTGATTTTCACGATGATACAAAAACAATTCCAGATGAATACGAGGCTTATGATGAATACCTATTTGGTAACAGAACAAAAGCATCAGAGGCTAGATATTTAAAAGCCAAACTTGACCATAGACACAGAAACCCGCATCATTGGGAATACTGGATATTATACACAAGCAATGGTGCGCCAACAGCTTTAGATATGGAATACCCATACATCATTGAAATGATCTGTGATTGGTGGTCATTCAGTTGGGAATCAGGAGACTTGTTTGATATTTTCGATTGGTATGCCGAGCACAAGAAGTATATGAGAATGAGTAAAAACACAAAGAAAACAGTGGAAGATATTCTAAAGAAACTTGAGGAGAGAATAATAAAGGTCAGAGGACCAAGAAAATAGGAGGTAATGGTATGGAAAAATTAACTAAGAAGGAAAAAGTATTATTGGGTATATCCCTTGTTGGTTTAGGGGCTGCTGGATATTTCGGGTTCAAATATTTAGATGCTAAGAAAACCATAGAACTGTTATCTAAAGATAAAGAAGAGATAAACGACCGATTAAACTTTATAGAATTCTTAGTTATTGAATCAGAATGCATACCTAAAGCTTTACAAAACGGTAATAATAAACTTTCAAGAGTCCAAAGTAAGATAGCTGCTGGGACAGAGCGCTTATTATTAAAACCTAATGATATTCAAACACAAAAATGGTTGGAGAATAATAAAGCGGAAGAAGCTAAATTATTAGAGCACATAGCTAAAGCAATGAAGCTGGATGAAGCTGTAAAAGCGGATCAAAACATTTACGCGAAATAAACATGTTATATTATGAAGAGAAGATTAACGGATACCCTGTGGCGGATTGACGCTATTGAGATAGGAGATGGATTCAGGTATCAAGTATTGCAGTACCCTGTGGCGGATTGACGCTATTGAGATAGGAGATGGATTCAGGTATGTGGCGTACATCTTCTCTTCGTTTTTATAAAATTAAAATAAGGAGGTAATGTAAATGTTATTAGAAGCTAAACCTTACGTGGATTATAAGATAAAAGAATTAAAAGAAAGAGTATCAATGCTGGACGAAACTCCAACACTAGCCATCATACAAGTAGAAGGAGACCCAGCTAGCGATAGATATGTGAACAATAAGATGAAACGCTGCGCCGAAGTTGGTGTGGCGGTTGAGCATTATTACTTTGGCAAGGATGTCGATTCGTTCTTGATAGAAGAAAAGATATCCGACCTAAATGCTGACGAAAATGTGACAGGCATTCTATTACAGCTACCATTACCTCCACAATTAGACGAACATCATTTGACTAACCTTATCTTACCTTGTAAGGACGTCGATGGGCTAACAATAGAAAACACGGGAGCTCTATCTCAAGGTTTATATTCTATACCACCATGCACTCCAAAAGGAGTAATAGACTTACTAGACTTCTACAACATTCCAATAGAAGGTAAGGATGTATTGATAATTAACGATAGCAATCTTGTTGGTAAGCCGTTGGCACAATTATTCTTAAAGAGAGGAGCCACTGTAACAGTAGCACATAAGAAAACACTCAACCTTAAACAAAAGATAGGTCAGGCTGATATTGTAGCTACAGCAACTGGAATATTAGACTTCCTAAAAGATACAGATTTCTATAGAGGAACAACAATCATTGATATTGGTATAACATTTAACGAAAACGGAAAAATGTGTGGCGACGTACGCAAAGAAGACTACGAACAAATAGCTAGAAGATGTAACTTAACTCCTGTACCAGGCGGAATAGGACAAACGACAGTTATGGCACTATTAGATACACTTGTTGAAATGGTAGAAAAATTTTAGGAGGTTGATATTTATGAGAGGAAATGAATACCAAGAATTAGCCGCAAGAACTATAAACCCTGAGTTATACGACTATGAAGTTGAGATGCATGCTTTACATGGCATGGTGGGAGAAATAGGAGAACTAAACAGTATGTATCAAAAATCATTCCAAGGACATGTATTTGAAGAAGAACATGCTATGAAGGAATTAGGCGACCTTCTATGGTTTATAGCAGAATACTGTACAGCAATGAATTGGAATTTAGAAGACATAATGACGATGAACATACAAAAACTTATGGCTCGTTATCCAGATGGATTCAAATCAGAACAAAGTCTAAACAGAAAGGAGGGTGATATTTAATGAGAAAAATTGAAGAGTTCGATGTAAAATGTATCAGATGTGTAATGACTCAAGAGCACTTCAATTTAGAAATAGATTGTACTGATTGTAAATATTACTGGGAAAGGGTGGCTAAAGGAGAGATAGTACACGTAGAAGAAATAGAGGAAGAGGAGGAATAATATGTACACATTAAAAGATATTAAAGTTGAATTATTAAACCCTGAGGAAGTTAAGAACTTCATAAAAAACCACGGGATATTTGCTTGCGAATGTTATCAAACACCTGAGAAATTCGCTGAGAGAGTTGGCTTAAGTTGCTTAAAAGAAGGACATACTAGCGGAAGTAGAGCTGATATGTTCAAATTCAGAATACACGCACCTAGATATACTTGTGACCAAATTATGAGACACAGTGTAGGGACTGCTATAAACTGTCAAAGTCAAAGATACGTAGATATGGACGAGAACTTCAGCATTTATGTTCCAAGAAAAGTAATGGGCGATTATGTTCTTAGAGCTTATTATGAAAACTACGAAAGAACTTGTAAAGAACATTACCAAATGATAAGAGCGGAAATGGATAAGAGACATATCAAAGGAGAGAAAGCAAACGACCTAATGAGAACAATGTTACCGATAGGTGTAGCTTGTAACTTAACAATGGGGTTCACAGTTGAAGCATTAATTCACTTTATGCATAAGAGACTTTGTGTTAGAGCTGACGACCCTATAAGAAAAGTAGCAATGCTTATGAAGAAAGCTGTAGTAGAAGTAGAACCTAGATACGAAGAACTATTAGTAGCACAATGTGTAGATATGATGTATTGCCCGGAAAAACATGGATGCGGTTTATATCCTAATAAGGACGAACTAAAGAACCTAATAGAGTTAGGTGAACAAATGCAACTATATTACGATGCTATAAAATCTAATTGTGACGTGGAGGATGATGAATAATGAGATTATGGAGGGTTGAATATGAAAATAGATAAAAGTTATATGAAATTAAATGAAAAAATGATAGAAGAAAAAATAAAAGAACAAGAGATAGTGTTCAACAGCGTTAATGATCCAGCCATTAGACGTTTAGTGGACGATAGAATAACAGCGCTTAAAGTTGAATTAGACTTATACAGACGTTTAATGGAGGAGAGATAATTATGTTAGATAAAGAATGGATACAAAAACAAATAGATGATATTAATAGAACAATAGACTGTAGAGAGTCATTCCTTAAATGGGCCAAAGAGGAAGATGTGAGATACAGCCTTTACCTTGATATTTGCAACTTAACTATGCAAAGAGAAATCTACTATAACTTACTAAGGGGACTATAGTATGATAGGAAGTTGGATATTGTTTGTAGGTTTATTATTATGGTTCATAAATAGATTATAAAAATATTAGGAGGTACTATTATGCTAGTAAATTATTATTTAAAAAAATACGTAGATAAGGAAGCATTAGTTAAATTGATATTCTAGGCCCACGAGGCCTTTTTCTTTTTTTTTTTTTTGCGCGTAAAATACATGTACTATTATGAAGAGAGTATAGAAGTAGATTAAATATTAGGTGTGGTTGATATGTAATTACGATGATTTAGATATATGGGAGTTTCGTACGACCGCCAGAAATGGTACCCCGAGTAGCCCATATATTAGACACGAATCGTCGATGTTGGTGTGGACCTGGAACTGACCAGGGAGGGAATTGATATTCCTAGAAACGTGTAGCACTAAAGTATGTCGTTGGACCTGGAACTGACCAGGGAGGGAATTGATATTCCTAGAAACGTGTAGGCGGGACATACATACTCTCTTATGAATGATACTAATTTCAAAAAGGAGATGATTGTATGAGTAATAATACATGCGATAAAAAATCTTTTAAAGAGGTTGTGAAAGATAATAAAGGTAAAATAATAGGAACCACTGCAGTATTAGCTAGTGCTGGTATAGCTTATATATTATATAAAGAGATACCAAACATGATGATACTAAAAGAGGTTATATTAGATGGAGCCTTGAATGATGCGATTACAACCAATACTAATAAGATAAATTATCGTTATAGTAAGTTAGCAACTTATGCGGGAAGAACCGATGAAGCTAGTTTAATAAAGAAAGCTCAGTATGAGGCAGAATTAAAAATATTATTAAAGAAAGATGAAAAATATAAGAAATTATTAGATAGTATTTTTATAAAATAGCCCAACACGGGCTTTTCTTTTTGCGCGTATATTACATGTCCTATTATGAAAGAATATTAAACGTTATCGTTTGGGCCGAATGGACGGTCAGGTATGCGTAATAGACTTAGTGCTATAAGGTATAAAGAGGGATGATTCGAGCGATAAAGTATACAGATGGGTAGGGCCGAATGGACGGTCAGGTATGCGTAATAGACTTAGTGCTATAAGGTATAAAGAGGGATGAGTCGCCATCGTGGTATACATATTCTTTTTTTTTTGCGCCAAAAATGCATGGGCTATTATGAGAGAATAATATACGCATTGGGACTGTAGTCACCCCGATGTAAGATATACTGACACACAACAGAGGCCAGCCGCAGCAGTAGATATACTGGACCGCTGGGAACTAGTGTACAAAGCACGGGTATATGAATTTGAGTTATTCTACTCAGCCGTTAAGACTGTAGTCACCTTGACGGTGAAGAAAGAGTGCGTAATAGGGCGAGTGCAGCAGTAGATATACTGGACCCTCGAGGAGACAAGCGCAGTGCATACTCTTTTCTTTTTCTTCGCGTTATTTACATGTCCTATTATGAAAGAATATTAAAAATTTTAGGAGGTTGATTTTATGAAAAAATTATTAGGATTAGCAGTAGCAATGATGTTAGGATTAACATTAGTAGGTTGTGAAGACACAATGGAAGATACTACAATAGAAGAAGTTGAAACTAAACAAGAGGAAGTAGTTGAAGAACCTGAAGAAACATTAGAGGAAGAAATAGTAGAAGAACCTGAAGAGGAAGTTGAAATATTTGATGAAGAGAAATTAAATTATTATATGACAACTAACTTAACAGATAGCGAATACGAAGCTTACTTTAATAGTATCAAATGGATTGGAGACCAACCAAGAGAAATAGAATTCGACGGACATATATTGATGGTAACACCACATGAGAAATACAACACAAGATGTGAACTATTATTAGCTAGTGGAGATTACAATAATGGAGAATTCACAGGACCTTATGTAAAAACAAGAGATATAGGATATACAGAATTAAATGGATTAATAAATGAAGGATACAACGTAAAAGTTAAAGCAACAATTGATGAGTACGATATAGACGCTGGATATTTAATAATAAATATAGAAGCAATAGAAATGAGATAGACTTAAGAGCCTTACAAGGGCTCTTTTGTTTTGCGTAAAGGAGGTGAGACGTATGTATGAGGTTTGGGTAAACATTCCAGGACATCCTGATTATGAAATAAGTAACGCTGGTGAGATTAGGCATAGCGGTACTGACATATTAGTTAAACCTACAGTGAATCGTGGATATTTGCGAGTTAGAATCAATGGCGAACGTTACTATATACATCAATTAATGATGCTTAGCTTTTATCCGGACGTATGTAGCAGTCGTTATATAAAGCATATCGACGGCGATAAAACCAATAATCGTTTGTCTAATTTACGATTTGCTGGCCCATTTTAGTTTTGACCAAATTGGGTTTGGCCCGTTTATTTTTGGGTTTTAAAACGTCAGCCCACTTTTTTAAGGTTGTTGGCCCGGTTTTGGCCCAAAAAAACTGGGTTTTGGCCCATTTTGGGAAATCAGTTTTGGCCCAGAAAACGGCCATTTTTGAGAGTATCAGCCCACTTTTTAAAAACGCTGAAACCGTTGCAATTACTGGGTTTGAGGCACTTTTGCTTATTTTTTGAGGAAGCCGAAAATACCCATTTGGCCCAAAAACCCACTTTTTTCTCTTATTAATTGTGATAAAAAGTTTAATAAATATATAGAATAGGGCAAACAAAACCGGGCTTTTGACCCGAGCCCACAAATTGATATTTTGAAGGAGGTTGAGAGGTATGAAACACAAGACTATAGAGAGCAGAGACTTAGACTTCGCTAACTTACAAGTTGATATTTACAAAGAGAAGTACGTAGTAGTGAAAGTTGACTACACTTGGAATAGTGTAAGTGAAACACATAGATTTGATATTTGCTATGTGGATAGAAATTTATGGAGATAGCTACGCGATAGGCACAAGGGCTATTATGAGAGGAGAGGATATGTGATGGATGAAATGAATTTAAACTTAGGTTCAAGATGGATGAGAAAATTAGCATCTAAATTAATAGTAAGATATATTAAAAAACATTTCGAGGTTAATACAGAATTAGACTTAGATGAATTAAAGATATCTTACGTTGATGGAGATGTAGTTATAAAAACAGAATTGGAATTAAGAATGGATGCAAAGGAATCCAAAAAGATATTATCGAAACTCGAAGAGGATTAAGGCTTACAAAGCCTTCTCTTTTTGGTCGCAAGGCACGCGAAAATTACATGGCCTTTTATGAGGAGAGAAAAGATGCTCATTTGAGCGTTTTAAAGGAAGAAATTCCTTCTCTCTATATTTTCGCTGAGCGTAGCGAAGAGAGTGGAGGATATTCATAATAACGTACCTCCCAAATATTTGGAGACCAGGTCTTAGGAACAGCTTGGTCTCTTTCTTTTTATATTTGAAAGGGGAAGATATATAATGTCTAAACTTGAAAGAGATTTCCAATCTAGACTTATAAAAGAATTAAAACAGATATTCAAAGGTTGTATAATCATGAAAAATGATTCGAGCTACATTCAAGGAATACCTGACCTATTGATATTATACAGAGACAAGTGGGCTGCTTTAGAAGTAAAGAAATCGGAGACAGCATCTCACAGGCCGAATCAAGAATACTATGTGGAACTTATGGATGAAATGTCTTATGCGAGTTTTATATATCCTGAAAACAAAGAGGAGGTATTATATGAACTTCAACAAACATTATTCTCTAGAAGGTAAGCATGCATTCTTAGGAGCGAGCAAATACCATTGGATTAACTATGACTCTGATAAACTTGTAGAATCTTATACTAGACACCAAGCTACAACGAAAGGAACTATACTACACGACTTCGCAGCACAGTGTATAACACTTGGACAAAAGTTACCTAAATCACAAAAGACATTAAACATGTATGTTAATGATGCGATAGGCTTTAAGATGAATCCAGAACAAGTATTATATTATTCTGACAATTGCTTTGGTACAGCGGATGCCATTATATTTAGAAACAACTTGTTGCGTATACACGATTTAAAAACAGGAGTTACTAAAGCGCATATGGAACAATTAGAAATATATGCGGCTTTATTCTGTTTAGAGTATAAGATGAAACCAGGAAATATTGATATGGAATTAAGGATATACCAAAACAATGAAATAGTAGTTTATAACCCTACAGCCGATGATATTCTTCCGATAATGGACAAAATCATAACGTTCGATAAAGTTATTGAGAAATTAAAAATAGAGGGGGAATAAGCTTATGGCTTATGAAAACAAACCAGATATTAATGAATTAATGCATTATGGAATGCCTAGACGTTCAGGGCGTTACCCTTGGGGTTCAGGGAAAGACCCTTATCAACATTGTACAGACTTCTTATCAAGAGTTCAATATATGGTGGATAATGGAGTTAGTGATGAAGATATAGCTAAATCTATGGGACTATCAATGGAACAGTTTAACATAGAGAAATCATTTGCAGTTATAAATGATATGACTAAACAAGGTAAGACTGAGAAAGAAATAGCAGACGCACTAGGAACTTCAACAACTAAAGTAAGACTTCAAAAGACTATGATTAAAGATGGTCATAGAGCAGTAGAAGTTGAGATAGCTAAAGACTTAAGAGCACAAGGACATTCTTTAAATGAAATAGCTAAGATGATGGGCTACAAAAACGATTCATCAGTAAGAAGTTTATTAAATGCTGAATCAGAAGGTAGAATGAAAGAAGCTCAAAAGACAGCAGACTTCTTAAGAAAACAAGTAGACGAAAAAGGTATGATAGATATTGGTACTGGTGTTGAGAGAGAACTAGGTATATCTAAAGAGAAACTAGACCAAGCCGTAATGATGCTTGAATTTGAAGGCTATCACAAGTACGGTGGAGGTGTAGCACAAGTTAACAACCCAGGCAAACAAACTAACCTTAAAGTATTAGCAAGACCTGATAAAGAGTGGAAAGATATGTATGATTATCAAAATGTACACTCTATTACAGAATACCATTCACATGATGAAGGCCAAACATTTGATACATTCCATTACCCAGCGTCTTTAGATTCTAAGAGATTAGCAATAAGATATGCTGAGGATGGAGGAATAGAAAAAGACGGACTTGTTGAAATAAGAAGAGGTTGTAAAGACCTAGATCTTGGCGGATCTAATTATGCGCAAGTTCGTATAATGGTTGATGGTTCTCATTATATCAAAGGAATGGCTGTATATTCTGATGACCTACCAAAAGGTGTAGACGTAATGTTCAACACTAACAAAACAAAAGACAAATCTAAAATGGAAGTACTAAAACCTATAAAAGATGACCCAGACAAT